TTGACAGGAGGTTCTGCATTGACAAATGCCTGAGCATTTGTTTGTAAAGCAGTCAAGGAACCGCCGGCAATACTGGCGGTAAAAGCCTCTTTGCTTGAAGTATCAATTGTAGCAGGAATGCCCGTTGCTGTTGTGATGAGCGCTTGTGTTGTTGCAACCTTAGATAATCCTGTTCCGATAGCTGCTTCCATATCATTCTTAACATCTGAGATGGTTGCAACTAAGGTATTAACATCATCGATAGTATCTTTGATATCATTGATAGCTGTAAGGACTTTATCAAGACCTAATTCTTTAGCAAATTCGTTGACTTCATCGCCGACCATTTTCTGAATGTCTTTAATAGCACCTTCAATTGAATTGGTGATTGTTTGCTGAATATCTTCTTTTGTTTGATTAACAATTTCTAAGGCACAGGCTTCTAGTCGAGGAATTGCATCAGAAATAGCATCTGCTAGATCAGCAACAGCTTGCACCAATGCAATGATTTGTTGAACGTATTTAATATACGCTTCAAGCTGCGGAATCGCAGTGCCTGTTACTAACTTAGCAATCCATTTTATAATTGATGGTGGCGTTGGTGAAGGTAACTTGAGAATTGGCAGAATTTTCTCTAATTGCTTGATTTGTTCTTTTAGAGCTGCTTTAATAAGCGACTTGACTTCATCGAGGTGCTGTTTAACAATCATCTTCAATGAGTCGCAATCGGTGACATACTTTATCTGTCTAACCAATTCTTTGATATGTTCAGTATTGACTACCAAGTCACCCTGTTCTAAATTAGGTAACGGCGTAATAGAACTTAAATCAATATCTAAATGTAATACAAGAGGATCAGCAGCAGCACCGCGATCCAATACAGATATCGGATCACTTCTTTTTGCTGTGACTACAATTTCTTCCGCTGCCATTATTATACCTTAAGTAATATTTGTAACAATGCCCTTTTGGACATGTATAATTTCACCTGTAACAGATGTAAATGTTCCTGATACTGCCGAGCCAACAGTTAAAGCCCCAGCAACAGCAACGCTACCAGTAGGAACAACAACGCCGCCAGGCGCCTTCAATGCGATACCAGTGCCGCTACTTAAACCAACGCCACCCATACCATTAAATTTCAAACTACCTGATACATTATATGTTGCATCGCCGCTAACATTAGTAAGAGAGTTTCCATTGATATTATGAACGGCATCACCTAAAACGTTTGTAACAAGATTGCCTTTGACGTTAGTAGACATATTGCCGTCAATTTGCGCTGTGCAATTTCCAATCACTCGCATTAGAACATCACCGCCAACTGATACAGTTTTATTCTTTACAATGACTTCATATTGATCTTGCATCGATTTATGAACAGCAGTACCATCATTATGTATCTCAATATAGCTGCCTGATTTGTGGAAAATGTGAACTCGCTCTTCACCAGGTGTATCATCTAACTCAATAGCGTGTCCGCTCTTTGATGTAATTGTTCTGTTGTAAGGATACTTTGCTTTATACGGGTTTTCAGGTTCAAACCCAAACTTAGGTTTATCTAATTTAGATTCACCTCTTGCTAAAGCGGATACACCATGCTTTGCAACATTATTATCTGGAATGAACGGGAAAGATCCCATGATCATTATCGTTTGTTTTTCTGCACCATCGACATAAAACCCAACTACAGTAGAACCTGCTGAAAGCGAAGGAGAGTCACCTGCACCTTGTAAACTAGCACTAGTCGTTGGTGTCATGGCAATTGCCCAGCCAAGATCATCTATGCCTACATTTGAGTCATGTTCATTAAAAATACGAACCTTCACTCGACCTAGCTTTAAAGGATCCTCAACGTCAATGACGCTCCCAATAAACCAATGAAATTCTCCAGATAGTTGTGTCATAATTAATTCTCTGTAAATCCGCCCTTGAGCAATTGAAGGGCGATTGTATGTTGAGGTCTATCAGTATTTAAAATAATATGGCATAGTTTTGATACCAAATAATTGCCGCTGTCTAATCGTGACTTACCTGTATTATCATCAGTATCTTTTGCCGAAGGTAAAGTGCACTTGATCATATCACCAACAGTAATTTCTGTATCACCATAGATATGAATGTCTGTAATGTTTTGTGTTAATTTATCAGCATAACTAGATATGATGCTAAGTTTTTCGGGATAATGATCTTTAGCCATATCACCCAACCCACTAGTAAATCTTAGCACAGATTCTGCTGTAGTTTTTCCGTGGTTTTGTTGAAAAGTTGTAGTAGTTGCAGCTGCCGAACTTGCACCATCCGCAAACTTCATTGAGTTCGAACCAATATTATCTGTGTAATTCAATTTAATTGTGTTCATAGTCGATAGATCAACATGATTGACAATTTTATACAATGCACCAGTTTGAACTTTTGAAACAGCAGTAGCAAAGTTTGATTGGTTGTATGCAATGATATCTCTAACAGTCACGTTTCTGGCATCCAACTTACTATTAGAATCGAAAAAGAATTGTTTATCAGATGCACCAGCAGCCATTGCTTTAGCACCATCTTCCATCAACTTTTCAATAGTAACAAAATTGAATCCATGTCTATTTTCAAAAAAGACAAATGAGTGTGTCAGATATCTTGTAGAGAAAGATTTTAGTCTTCGAATGTAATCAATCGCAACAAAAGGTGTTGGAGATCCAGACGTTCCGCCAGGCTGTGCGTTGCCAGGGCAAATGCCTTCAAAGACACCTTTGCATGATTCTTTGATGAATGGCTTTTCACTACCAAGATATCCTTTGTCAGTTAATAGCTCAGTGATACAAACATCTGCAGTTCCTTTAAATTTTTTGTCAACTGGTGTTTTAGCATTTGTCAATACTTCAACGCTGCAGCATTGTAGTGTGTATGTTTGAGTTTTATTACCTTGTTTGATTTCTGCATCACCTACGCTATTAACTCTAAGGAAATACTTAGCGGGTTCTGCAGAACCTGGCGTTTTAAAAGTAATGACAACATATTCTTCAGCAATAATAGGAAAGCTCTGCCGAATACCATTAGGATCAACAATCTTAAGCTCTGCGAAAATTACAGGTGATAGAATGCTTTCATAAATCATAATAGCTTTACACATAGTCATCAAACTATAGCGCCGTTGCCGGTCTTCACTCATAATAGTGATATCAATGATATCAACATCACCTGCAATGAATTGGTTTGAGTTGTTAGATTTTGACCCAAACTTAAACCCTTCCTCAATACCATTGAAGATGGCTTTTTCAATTGACTTGATGATTGAATTTAAATTCATTTGCTTTTTAGAACCTGCCTAAGCGTATCGTCTGCTGTTGATTTGTGACGAACATCCATCAAACGAATTTCTTTCCTCTTAGCATTTTCTTCTTCTTCATATTGAAACGCAGTGACTGGCGACCAGAAAGCTCTTTCATCAGGCTTTCCCGCAACAGTTCCATCTTGAATATTCACTGAGAGTGTTGTCACGCCTTCTGTATCGATTGTAGCAGTAGCACCTGATGTTACTCCGGTTACTGTTGCACCCGCCGTAAAGGCACCAACAATATGCTGCAAATAAACAACGCCAGTGTCTACATATGTCACTGTGCCATAATTACTATTGTTGATTCTAACTTCTTCATCAAACAAAAACGTTCCGGTGACGCTAGTTAGCGTCAAAGCAATTGTTTTATTTGTTGAAGCAACCCAATCTTCTGAATTTCTTTTGTAACTTGCAGGTTGTAAATTGTAGTCAAGAACAGGATCGTAATACTTCTTATAAGCAAAACTCAAAGCATTAAATTCTGCAATTGTTAAACGTTCATCTAATGCATTTGCCCAGTCATGTCTATAGTATAAAATTTTCCGCATGGCATTTTCATATGTGCCATATTTACTAACAATATGATTATAAAAGTTATCTTCAGTCATAGGAAGATCGTAATACGGATCTATAATATCATTAGCAAAGTAAATCAACCACTCATATCCAGGACTATTGTAATAATCATCTGAAAGCGAATCTGCACGCTGACCATCCTTAATAGTGTAAGGATAATATGCTGCCTTATTATTCATCGTATTCTGTGTAAATCTTGCTCGTGCTAAAAGGTTTCTAGCAAGATTGTTATCATACGAAATGATTGGTAGTTTATCGAAGTAATTCATTATGCGCCACCTCCTGGTTGTGCTGTAGCGGTTGCAGCATCAGCATTAGCTGGAGGGGTTCCTTCTGGTGGAGCATTAAGAAGATATGCTCCACCTGCTTCGGCTATTTTTGCAGAACTGTCTAGAATTTTGCCACCTAGCTCTTCTACACCTTTAGCAAGTTTTTCTAATACACCTGTTCCTGTGCCTCCACCCCAATCGTTCGCTAACATATATTCAATTTCTTGAAGCGTTATTGTAATATTAGTTGCCACCGGGTGCGGAAAATTTCCTGCATTTGTAGAATCAAAAAACGCAGGAACGTTAGTGGGTGTATAATTTACATTGAATGACTTTACAACACATTTTTTTATTCTAATAATAGTGTTGTCGCCCCATCCCCAAGGATTGCTAGAACCTCCAGCAGTGTCCCATGGAAAAAAGTTTATTTGAACCATATTTGGATATTCTAAAACTGCCGCAGAATCACTAGACCCGCTTCTAGGCAAAACTCTGCCTTTAATATTTTTTATCATATTACGCAAAGCTTCGCTTTGTGTTTTATTGTCAGGAAAAATAGTCCATGTATAAGTAAATTCTCTTAGTTGAGGACCACGAAACATTACAGAAGGATTTGGATTAGGAGCTAGTCCCGCGCTTTGTTGAATTGCAGAGGTAACTTGTGCCGCGTCAGGTATCATACCATCAATTGCACCACCAATTGCTTTAGTTATAGCGCCTGTCCAGCCGGTGCCAGTTTGCATACCTTTAGCAAAGTCCCTGCCTGCACCTGTTAATAAACTGCCGCTATTTCTAAGAGCTGCAGCACCTGCGCCAGTCAACATCGAACCATTTATAATATCACCTACAGCTTCAAGATTTTGATTATCATAATCAACACCAGTATTATCGTTCAATTCATTTGGCAGCGGGAGACAAATTGTTAAGTCGGGAGAAAAATCAGCTGAGGAAAAAGGCTTGGGACGACTGAATTTGCCAAAGGATAATGTGCAATAATATTTTGATAATTCACCTGCAAAAATTCCAGCAGTATCGGCTTTGGCGCCGCCAGGCACAAATGATCGAATACTTGGTTTTTCATCGACAATAGGTGGAATTGAAGCACCGGTTGCATCTGTGTTTGCTACGGGTGTTGCGACAGGATCAGCCATTAATTATAGCACCGAGATGAAAATATCAGCACGCTCTTCTTGAACGCGAGCTAATTTTGTTGAAGGATTAATTTCATTGATATAAGCTTGTGAAGTTTCTTGTTGCAAGCCTCTTAACTTTGCAATATCAACACCTGAAGCTCTACTTACATTCTTACCAGCAAAAGCAAAAAACTCATCAGGAGCACCTGAAATGATGCTGTCTGTTTTTGCAGCAGAAATAGAACTGATACTATCATATGAAGCACCAATATTGAACAATGTTTCTGCTGTAGATTTTGCTACGCTTGTTGTGTTTAAAGGCAGGTTACCAACAATCGATGAAGTGATACCTCCAACAATCTTTTCTATTGGCGACAACAAAGTGTCTTGAACAAATTTTGCCGCACTACCGAGGTCGATACCCATTCTTGCATCCTTGTTTTTCTTATACATATATTTATGGCATATAAAGGTAAGTTCAGACCCATAAATCCCAAAAAATATAAAGGTGATCCTTCTAACGTTATTTATAGGAGCCGTTGGGAACTGGTTTTGATGAAAAAATTAGACGAGCATCCTGATGTGCTCGAGTGGTCCTCGGAGGAAATTATCATTCCTTACCGATCACCAATTGACGGAAAAATGCATCGCTACTTTCCTGACTTTTACGTGAAACGAAAGAACCGAGAAGGTATCATTGAAAGCATCATTATTGAAGTCAAACCATATGCCCAAACACTAGAACCCAAAGTTCAATCAAATATAACCAGGCGGTATATTCAAGAGGTTCATACGTATGGTATAAATAAATCAAAATGGACGCAAGCGCAGGAATATTGCAAAGATCGCGGCTGGAAGTTCATGATTTTTACCGAACACGAACTGGGTATTAAGTTTTAATGGCGAATGTATTTGATGAACTAATCACGAAGGGAGTTCGTGCCGGACAATTGCCCGCTAGAACATCCGAGGCTCGTGAGTGGTATCGTGGTGCTGCCGGAGAATTTAAGAAAGTTAATGAGCGCAAACTGATTAGCTCTGATCAAACTCGATTGACAAGCAAAATTTTGCCTGGTTCAATGTATATGTATTATTATGACCCAAAATGGAAGGAAGAATTGCCATTTTATGACAGATTTCCTTTAGTTTTCCCGTTTAAAGTAGAAAATGACCGGTTTTGGGGTCTAAATATGCACTATTTACCCCTTCCACTTCGTGCTAGATTGATGGATGCACTATATGATCTTGCAAATAACAGTCGTTATGATGAACGCACTCGGCTAAGAATGAGTTATGCGTTGCTTGATCGATCAGCAAAGTTTAAATGGTTTCAGCCTTGTGTCAAGCAATATCTTTTTAGCCATGTTCAGACTAGGTTTATGTATGTGTATCCTTCAGAATGGGATATCGCTTTGTTTTTACCAACAGAACGCTTTGTCAAAGCCAGCAAAACACAAGTTTGGGCTGATAGTAAAAGCATCATCAACGGGACTCGCTAAATGGCATTTAAGATCAGCGAATTTACTGCAGACATAAACAAAAGAGGTGTGCTACATACCCATAGTTTTGATGCAAGTTTTAGACGACCTGCTTGCATGAGCAAAAATAAGGCGGCGCCAGGTAGCTTATCTATTCGCTGTGAAAGCGCATCAATGCCTGGTGTTACTTTAGCAAGTGCTGAAGGTCCTCCGCGCTTAGGTGTTGGTCCGAATGAACACCAACCTTATGGTGTCACATTTGATGATGTTACTTTAGGGTTCATTGTAGATCGTAAGTCTGAAATTTATCAGTTCTTTTATCAGTGGATGAATTATATTGTTAATTATAATACAGTTAAAGGTGAAACTGGATATGAAGTAGGTTATCGCCAAAACTTCATGACAGAAATCTTTGTCACTTTATACGATTCTTCACAGAAACCAATTCAAAAAATGACTATGAGAAGGGCTTATCCTAAATCTATTTCAGCAGTTGATTTGAACTGGGACGCGCAAGGAACACTTGTTAAACTATCAATTCCGTTTTCATATAAAACATATGATATTGAATTTTTCGAACCAAATAACGATAATCCTAGAGTAACTACACCAGCACCGATAGTGCAGCCTCCTAAAGTTGCGCCAGGTCGACTAGCAGCTGTTAGTAGAAATGCAACAGGTCAAATTATTGATCCACAAACTCAAGTAAATAATCAACTATTACAATCCGGCATCATTGAAACATAATTAACTGAATGAGGAATTTTTATGTCACTACCTAAACTCGACAAACCAACCTTTGAAATGACTATCCCTTCACAAAAGAAAGCAGTGAGGTTTCGTCCGTTCTTGGTTAAAGAAGAAAAGATCCTTCTAGTTGCACAACAAGGTGAAACTGAAAGAGATATCATCTACGCCATCAAGCAAGTACTAAGCAATTGTGTCCTTGATCAAACATTTGATGTTGACAAGTTGACCACATTTGATCTCGAGTATATGTTTCTAAAACTTCGTTCCAAGTCCGTCAATAACATCATCGAGGTTTCATATCGTGACGTTGAAGATGATAAGGTCTATGACTTTGAGATCGACCTCGACACAATCGAAGTAATGTATCCTGAAACAGAAATTTCAAATAAGATCGCTGTGTCAGACACAGTTGGTATTATCATGAAGTATCCTTCAGTAACAATCCTAGATAATGTTCCAGAAAATGCAACGTCAACCGATATTGTTGATTATCTAATTCGTAGTTGCATTGAAAGCATCTATGATGAAGAAACAGTGTATCCTATTGAGGATCAACCTGAAGAAGAAGTCACTGAGTTCCTTGACAGCATTGATATTGAATCTTTCAACAAGGTTCGTGTTTTCTTAGATAACCTACCGAAACTTTATCATAAGTTGGAATATACAAATTCACTTGATCATGTAAGAACGATTGAACTTAAGAACCTCAGAGATTTTTTTACCTGGGGCTAAGTCACAATAGTTTAACTAACTATTATACGACTATATTTTCGTTAGCCCAACATCATAAATATTCGATAAGTGAAATTGAAGACTTGATGCCTTTCGAACGAGACATCTATATTGATTTGTTATTAGCATTCTTAGAAAAACAAAAACAAGAATTAGAACAAAGGCAATAATAGGTGGTAGGTTTAGGCGGCATCGGTAAACTATTAAAAGGCGGTGCCCGAGCTGCAGGCAAAGGTGCTAAGGCTGTTGGTCGTGGTGCAAAGCGTTTAGGTAAGTCGGGTTTTGCTAAGGCTGCTGGTGAAATTGCATTATCAGGTATTGTTGGCGCTTTTGGACAAAACATTCAAGAAGTAAGAAAACAAGAAGCAGAAAAAAAAGCAGCAAGCGCAGCAACAGGCGGCTCGAGCGGTGGTACCGGTGGGGGTGCAACGTTACCTGGATTAGATACACCCGAAACTGCTGCTAAAGTTTCTAATCCAACACTTGCATCTTTGATCGATCAAGTAGATCAACTTGTTGCAATTGCTGGGCGGATTAGTGATAACCTTAAATCACAACAAGAATATTTTGTCAACCAAAATGCTCAAGCAGTTAGAGTCGATAAAGAAGCTCAACTAGAAAAAGCACCAGATGCTATTCCTGAAGCATCAACAGGTTCTGGATCTGATATCGGTCCTGTAAGTAGCGCGATTGATGGATTTGCTGCTGCACTAACTGCGCTCACAGAAGCTATTCAAAATGGCGCTGGTGGCGGCGGAATGGGCTTAATGGATATGCTCGGAATAGGTGACTCTGCTAAAGAAGCTAAAGATGCGGTGGAAGCAGGTAAAGCAGGTAAAGCGGCAAAAGTCACTGAAGAAGCGACTAAGGCAGGCAAGGTTAGATATAGAGACGCAAAGACGGGTCGATTTATCAGCAAGGAAGCAGGTCAAGCAGCAAAAATTGCTGAGAAGCCGGGAATGCTTCGTAAAGGTCTCAGTGCAGTATCTGGAAGTAAAGGTGTTAAAGCTTTAACAGGTGCAATTAAAGGTGGCGCTGAAGCTGCGGGCAGAACAGGATTAGGCAAAGGTGTTAAGTCTGTTGTTAAAAAATTAGCAAAACCACTTATCGCAAAAGGTCTAGGCAAAACAGCTTTAAAATCAATTCCGCTTGCTGGCGCAGCGATTGGCGGATTATTTGCTATTGGCAGATTACTTGAAGGTGATGTTGTTGGCGCAGGACTTGAAGCTGCTTCTGGATTAGGTGGTCCTTTAACAGCAATCCCAGCACTTGTTGCATCAGTTGCCAGAGATATCTATCAAGGAGTCTATGGCGTTCAGCCAGAAGCTGATCCAGAGTTCAAATCTCGTTTTCCTGAAGTTATGTCCGGTGTCAAAGAAGTTGCTGGTGAAGTCATGGCGCCACAAGTTGAGAAAAAAGGATCTACTACAGGGCAAGCAACGCCACCTGAAGCAAAACAAACAACAGCACCTGCTTTTACTGCACCAGGCGCTGGTGGTAACGCACCTTCGGTACCTGCTGCGGCTTCACCAGAAACAAAACCACCTGCATCAGGAACAGCATCAACCACGCCAGATTCAAGCCCTCCTAGTACGCCGGCAGCTGCGCCAAGTATGGCAAGCCCGGGTTCTGGTGGAGCTAGTTCCGCGGCACCCACTACAATATCACCTGCTTCAGCAATGCCGTCATCACAATCAAGCGCTGCATCAATGGTGCCCCCAAGCCCATCATCAGGTCCTGCGATTGAAGCAGCTACAACGAGTGCAAATCCAGAAGCGTTTGTTCCTAGTGCATCTGAGCAAATGCCAACTCGAGTCAATTCACCTTCAAACACATTAACTTCACGCCCGGGTTATATCGGACAAGGTAATGTTCCTGATCCTACTTATTATGGTGATGATGATATGATTTCTTCATTGTTATTCTTAGGATAAGATATGTCAGAATCAGTAACCATCGGCGATCAAGCATTTATCAAAGATCCTAAAAAAGGATGGATTGATAAGAAAACAAAGCAGCCTGCTGATAAAGGTTTGCTACGTTTACTTGACAGCTTAGACATCCAGCCTGTTAAGGCAAGGCTAAAGGTTGACATTGATAATTCAATTGAACCAATCACATTAGGTCCTAATGAGAAATATGTCTTTGACAAAAATTCTGGTTGGATAGATTCTAAAACAAAACAACCTGCCAAACCCGATATGCTTAAACTGCTTGACAGTCTTAAGTCAAAAGTAAACGGCGCTCAAGATACTTCAAAGCCCGCTAAACCTAAAGCAACACCTAAGGCGAAGCCGAAGCCTAAAAAACCAAAAGCTACACCTAAAGTAGAAACACCCGAACCAGAACCTATAGAAGTTGCTCCTGCGGGATCTAAACTAAAGGCATTTGGTAGAGGTGCCGGGAAGGCATTAGCATCTGGTGGTGCTGCTATGTTTGGCATCGATTTGCAACAAACATTAGATGAAGAAAAAGAAAAGAAAGAGTCAGCAAAAGCCAGGTATCAAGAAATTGTTGATACTTATTATACAGTTGAGGAAACTGAAAGCGGCTCAAAGAAATATCGTGATGCCAAGACAGGTCGATTTATCAATGATGCTAAGGTTGCTGCATATGATATTCTTGCAACTCAACAATTTAAGATAGAAAAAAGAAAACAACTTGTAAGAGGAATAGGCAAAGGATTAGCGTCAGGTGCGCTTGCAACATTTGGTATAGATCTACAACAAACGTTAGATGAAGAAAAGGAAAAAAGAGAAAAAGCTGCAGAAGAAAAAACTGCTGAAAAAAAGACCGAGTCTGCTAAAACAAAAAAAGAACCCAAAGGTTCTAAAGCATTAGATAAGCCTGGTATTTCTGTGTTGTCAAACTCATTTACTGATTTGATAACATCATTCAATGGCATGGATGTTTATTCTAAAAATATTAATGCTATTCATAAAGCACAAGCAGATGCTGCTGCAGATATTAGTAAAGAGAGCACACTTGAAGCTAATATTCCTCCTGCACAAATTTCATCTGGAGGCAGTGATAATGTAGGTGATTATCTAGCATCAACATTACCTGATATTACAAAACAACTAGACACACTTACTGAATTGATTAATGGCGGCGCACTGCAAGGTGCAGGATCGTCTGCTGGAAGTGCATTAGATCTTGTAGGTCAAGGTGGCGGATTAAAGCGTATCGGCAAAGGATTGAAATTTGCCAAAGGTGCTGCAGCAGTTGCTGTTGCTTTGGAAGCTGTTGATTATGCAACAGGTGAAAAGAAACTAACTGCAAGAAATCTTACAGGATCAGCTGGAGGATTAGCAGGTGCTGCTGCAGGTGCAGAAGGCGGAGCACTAGCAGGTGCTGCTATCGGTTCAGTTGTTCCTGGTGTAGGGACAGCAATTGGCGGTGTTGTTGGCGGATTAGCTGGCGGCGCTCTAGGATATTATGCAGGGAGTAAAGTTGCCACTGCAGGATATGATACAATTGCTAAACCAAAACCTACAGGCGAAAGCGCTGCTGCTAAGCAACAAGAAATTAAAGCAACAACTCAAGCAGCGGCTGTTAAGGCTAAAGAACAGAAAGCTGAACGAGACAAGCAAGATGTTATGTCTGGTAAGTTTAGTCTATTAGGATTTAGTTCTAAACTAGCTAATTTTGTCGGCGGCACACTTCATAACGTCAGTAATTATGTAACAAATATTGGCAGCACAATTCAAGCTGCAATCAACGAAGGTATTGGTAGTTTTGAACAGAGTGCATCACAACTAGTTGGAGCATCAGGAAATTCTGCTTCAGAATTTATTGCAAACTTTGAAGGTTTCAAAAGTAAAGCATACCATTTAGGTTCTGAAAAATATTATACGATTGGATTTGGTCACCAGATTCAAGAAGCAGATTTAAAATCAAAACAATTAGGCAGAACTGGCGCACCTGTTGTTGGACCTCAAGGTGAATATTCTGTTGTATCTAGATCACAAGCAACTGCGCTATTACAAGAAGATTTACCTAAATATGAAGCACCTGTTCGAGGTGCTCTTGGTGCAGCGTATAATAAATTATCAGAGTCACAAAAAGCAGCGTTTATCTCCTATGCATATAATGCCGGCGGCGGTGGTGTTGCTAACTTTATTAAACGTAATAACATTGCACAACTAATAGCACAAAATAATATGCCTGCTGTTGCACAGGCATTTCGTGATAAAGGTGTAAGAACAAGCAACGGAGCAGTGCTTCCTGGTCTTGTAAGAAGAAGAGCTGCTGAAGGTGATTTGATCACCAAAGGTTTCTCTGGCGGTATCTTAGAAACAGTAGCAGGCGGCGTTGGTAGAGCAACTGGACAAGTTGTTGGTGCAGTCACAGACGCCGCTAAATATGTTGCTGGCGGGTTAACACAAACTGCATCGAGATTTATTGGCATGACCGAAGGTCGGGGTTCCGATCAACTTAATGCCTTCATTGGAAAATTTTTTCCACAATTCCTTAAAGGTAATCCTCGTGGTGTTGGGGGGCAAGCTTGGTGTGCTGCATTTACAAATGCTGTATTAGGAAGTCAAGGACTGCCAGGAACAGGTAACACCTTAGCATCATCATTTTTAAACTACGGGTCTATTGTATATGACAGACCAACTAATCAAGGCAGCATGGGCAATGCTCAACCTGGTGATATCGTTGTTGTTAACTGGGACAATCCCGGCGTTGGTTTACCTGGTCGACCTGGAAATCATGTAGGTTTCATTGCGACACCACCTGCAAATGGTCGCTTTAGAATGATCGGCGGCAACCAATCTGATAAGTCAAAACAATCTGGCGGCGCAGTTACTAATGTTGGCGGCGGGTCAAATGCGATTGTATCAATCAGAAGACCAGGCGGTAAAACTTCTGCACCCGGGCAACCTGCAAAACCTGTTTCGCCAAAAGCTGCACCTGTGGTTAGAGCGGCTGCAGATGCTGCAATTGATATAGCTGCAAAAACAGCACATAGGGCTGTAGAAATTGCTAGCAATGCTGTTGATTCTGCTAAGAGCGGATTAAATTATTTCTTTGGTGCGCCGCCGCCACCAAAGAAGCCTGCGGTGCCAAGAACTAAAGAATATCAGCGACACTTAGTTCACGCAAAGGGCTGATAACAAAATGGGGGACCGAAGCCCCCCATTCCGATTAATCCTCTTCAGCAAGTCGCTTGAAGAAGTCAATATCCTCATCATCAGA